TAACGCGTCTGCGTAGTCAAGTGTAGGGCTGAGCGTGTTGAATGTTTCGGCGACACTTACATCTTGCCACTCCATAGCCTGAAGTGAGAATGGCAGTGGCGACACGATGAGAGTGATTGAGAGCTCATTGAAAGAAGCCTGGAATCGCCAGCCCTCAACAAATCCCAAGAAGTTTCCGGATTGCATATTGACCGGCAGATTTGAAAGCGAAATTGGCTGACCCATAAAGACATTGATAAGAGCGTCACGATCTGCATCATCGACTTCTGGATTCGTCAATGCGAAAGTGATGGATTCTAGGAATGCCTGTGGCTGGGCTCTTAGCGTGAGATAAAAGTCGGCTTGATCTGATGCATCTACTGCGTGATTAAGCGAGGTCGTAATCTGTTGCGCGAGCTTGCCATAGAGCGCGATTGAAGCTGCGTCAGTAGCCGTCTCTGTTCCAGACTTCCAGACGATAGATACATCGTTGCGAATGTCGCCGGCCTTAGTCTGAATCTTGATTCCAGTACCTAAAGCTTGATTGGCATCTAAATCCGTGTAGCCATTAGTGGCTAGATAAGTCGAACGATGCGTCGAATCAGCATAGGAAATCTGACCTTGAGGATTTTCGTAGATATATCCCAGCCCAGAGGTTGCAAGGTCGGCTACCAGATTCCAAGTGATTGTCTGACTAGATCCACGATTGGCCAGCTCATAATTGCCTGGACGATCTATCTCTCCGAGTCCTGTGTTTTCTGCATTAGCCCAAGTCTGTGTCGCCGGCGTATAAGTCGCCCATGTGAGAGCTGCCGGAACCTCTGACCAGTTATTGACTAGTAAATCTTGGAGGATTGTATAGATCTGGTCGCCGTCATAATCGACTGAAAGAACGCCGTTAGTTAAGGCCTTTTGAAGCCTTGCAAGAGCTCCTAGAGCCGTGATTGTCACTTCCTGAGTGATTGCCACTGAACCAGTCTGTGAAACTGTCACTGCAACGTCCACGATACTTCCGCCGAAAATTGGCACGAATGCGCCAGAAGTGTCCTTGACTTGGATTGAAACCGCGTCATTAATCTGAGCAGTAATAGCTCCAAGATTGAGATTGATGAGATTGATTGTGCAATAGCCGGCTTGAGCCTGTGTGTAGATATTCGTGCGCCCTGATGAAATTGAAAGATTGGCTAGAACGACGTCAGTGTATTCGACGCCTTGAATTGTTACTTTCCAGACTGGAGCCCACTGCGTCATCAGATTGCCTGGAGTGCGCCGGCTCCGCCAGTGCCACGATAGTAAGAATCATTGAGGACATTCACGATTGTGCGAGCAGTGCCTTCGGCATCTATTGCGCCATTGACTGTGATGTTGATGCGCTCTGATGTCGATAGGCCGCCAGTTGCCGCTAATCGTGCAGCAGCATCAGATTCACGTTTGTTTCTCAATCGTTCTGTTTCTGCCTTTAATTCTTCACGTCTTAGAATGGCAGCTTGCATGGCTGGAGAATAAGCTCCTAGCGGCGCGCCTGTAAATGTCGATGGATCCGCACCAGGCATAAATGTACCGCCACCAGGATTAAATGTTTCTGCGCCGCCGTTAAATGGATCTTCACCGAAATTTGGATCAAATTCTCCGCCACCGGCTTTTAGACCTTTGGAGTTATCTCCACCACCAAAGAATCGAGTCACTGGATTGTCCGTCATAAGTTTGATAAATGTTCTGACTTTATCAACGACAAATTGAACCGCGTTCGCCATTTTTGCAAATCCTGTAATTAGGCCAGCAATTAGTCCAGCAAGAATTTTTAACGCTCCGCCTAAACCTGTGACAAGAACTGGAACAACATATTTTTGAATAAATTCAATTAAATCTGCAAATGTTTCTTTGTTATCTTCGACTGCCTTAGTAATTGGCTTAAAGTAGTTAGCAAATTTGCTAAGTGCCGGCACAACTTGATTAACAACGAATTCAACAAGTTGTTGAATGATTGGCAAAAGTCTTGCACCGACTGATTCTTTGGCTTCATCAAATGTGACTTTAAGAATCTCTAGACGTCCAGCAAATGTTTCTGCGTTAGCTGCTGCTGCTCCACCGAAGAGATCTGAAAGCTTTGTCTGCGTTTGTTCAAATGACATCGCCTTGAGCTCTGCCGAAGATAATCCGATGCCTAGTTTGCCAAGAGCTGCCGTGTTGCCATCGTATGCCTTGCCAAGTGCGTTAGCTACTGAATCCAAGCCTTTGCCCGTAGCTTGAGAAATGTCGAGAGCAAGATTGAGAAGATCCTGAGCCTTTGTGACGTCGTTAGTTGAAAGTGATAGTCGCTGTAAGGCTGGACGAAGTTTATCGTCGGCAACACCAGTAGCCAAAGATGTCTTAAGAATTTGTTGTTCGACCGATGCAATCATTTGATTTGTTGCACCAGTAGCATTTTTTAACGCAGTAGCTAAACGAATTTGGGCAGCTTCATCTTCAATTGCGGCTTTGACTCCATCGACTGCAAGCTTGACTGCATAGGCTCCAGCAGCAGCTCCGGCGGCTGCAAATGCCAGACCAGCCTTCTTGCTAAATTCGCCCATCTTTGATGATGAGTTATCGACGTCTCCATTGGCTTGAGCCAGTGATTTCTTGAGTTGATCTACATCAGCAAGAATCGAGAGCTTGAGTGTGCGCGATTGTCCGGCCATTTACCACTCCCTTAAGATTCGGTCGAAAGCATTTTCCCACTTCGCAATGATGTCTGGCTGGATTTCGCGTAGTGTCGGATAAATAAACCAGCCCTTAGATCCGCCACGAATACCACTGCCAGACCAGACTGGAAATTGCTTAAACTTGTTAGATCCGAATTCTGTACCGCCCCAGAGATGTTTTGTTGTACCACCGCCAGAAAACTTTTGACTTACGAAGCCGAAAGAGAGCTCGCCAATCTTGGAAGATTTAGAGACACGGGAGCCACTGGCAATTCTGTCGGCTGCCTTACCTCTGGAGATGGCCTTTTGCTGGATTTTGCCTTGAGCAAATTCTGCCAAAGCTGAGGATTCTCTTTTAGCTGCATCAGTAGCTTCAACGTCCATCGCCTTAAATGCTGACGTGATACGACGAAGATCAGCCTTGTCATAGGCAATCTCAACGCTGTCGCTCATTTTGTCGCTCCAATATCTCTAAAGCCGTCAGAATTTGCTCCGCCGTCGTCCATTCGCTCATGGGAATTTTTGTGGCTATTGCAAGCTCCACAATTAATCGATTGAGACTTCCGACGGCGTAACTTTTGGGCTTGCGTTACCTGCTCCAATATCTGCCACTGTTTCGCACCAGACTTCATAGCCTTTGACTGGCTTGCCACCGGCTTCGCGTTTGTGAGCATGATATGCAAGAAAGAGAAGATCGGAGATTCCAATCTTTTCTTCGGCTTGCTGAATTGTAAATCCTGACTTCTGCTCCCATTTTTGCCATTCCGGTGGAGCCGCCGTATAAGTGGCGACTTCACCAGATTGGTATGTGACTTCGATGTTTAGTTTCATTTTTTGCTCCCGTTTCTCTTTTGATTAGCTGATTGTTATGACTGGTGTTGAAGCGCAAAGCATCGACCAAGAATCTGTCTGTGCATCTGGAGCAGTGCCGCCAGCAGTTGGAGCTACTGGGAAAGCAGTGCCAGCGAATGATGCGCCAGTTGCAGTAAGCAGAGTAAATGCAAGTGGAGTATTTGGAGCAGAAGTGAACGCAGTCCACATCGCTTCAAAGAGTGATCCAGTTGCGCCCCAGTCTGCAAGAAGCTCAATGTTAAGTGTCCACTGATCATCGATGTGCTTATAGGCTTTTCCATCAAGTGTCTGATAAGTAGTAATGACTGGTGCATTGACCATTGTGACGGCAGTTGTCTGCGCGTCGTAATTCACGGTGGCAAGAGTGAAAACTATGTCGCGACCGGTGACTATTGTTGTTGGCATTTCTTTGTCTCCTTAGATTGTCTGTTGTGTGTAGTAAGTGCTGACCGCGAGATCCGCCACTAGTAGATTCGATGCGCCCACCGATTGGATTGTCGGACGTTGAACGTCTCCGACTGTGTAACCTGTTGGCATCGCTGCGATGATGCTAATAATAAGCTGCTCAAGATTGTCAAGTGCGCCGGCCGTGTTGTTATAGGCAACGGCCGCAGTGACTACGAAATTGATTTTCACGCGTACCTGCGATTTGCCGATTGTTGTCGTTTCTAAGTAAGGCGAATCGGGAACGATTACGCAAGCCGGTGGAATGACTGCCTCTGGAGGTGAGCTATAGACGGAAGCCACGACGCCAGAAAGAGCAGTCGCAAGAGTGCCTCTGACGTTTGTCGCGATTGATGTTGGTGTTGGCATCACATAGCCATCGTTGAAACGTCGATGTAATTACCTAATAAACCTATGACGCGATTTTGGAGTGATCTGCCCATACGAAAAGGCGACGGCTGAAAATCTACACCTTCTATCTGACCTCCTGGAGCGACCACGCTCTGGAAAATCTCAACGCTGACGATAGTGACCGCCTGTTCGACTGCGTCGGTGTTCGCGTAGAGCGTGGCCGCGTCTGCCCCAGATAGATAAACAACGCCGCCAGGAATTACCGGACGGAATGTGATGTCATCGTTGGTGAGCGCGCATGTGAAATAGAAATATGGAGCCGGATAAGCGAAAGGTAAGTAAGGAAATGGATCATAATAATTTGATGTGACTGTCTTTGTTCCATTGAATGTATTTGGAACGCAACCTGTAATCACAACACTTTGACCAGCGACAAATGTATTCGGCTTCTGAGTGATGTAATAGGCGACATTATTTTGAAGATAAACGGCGGCGACTGAATTCTGATTGGCAGTCAATAGCGGCAGAATTACCTGCTCGGCTGAATCGATAATGCCTTCAAGATAGGCATCAGAATAAAGGGCGACAGAGACGCCAAGAACCGTCCGAAGGCTTGCTACGGTAATGATTGCTGGCATCTCTGTCTCCTTTATGTGAGCTGCTGGGCTAGATACGGGAGCGCACCTAGCCCATGATTAGTTTGCTTAGGTTAGGTTGAAGCGACGAAGTCCGCCTG